AGACGACCATTGGGAGGTAATTAAATGATCCCACTCTTAGCATTTGCAGCAACAATAGAATTGCAATGTACTGATGTAGATAAGTTTATGGAGAATGTGGAGGGTGTAAAGATAGTTCACATGACTAAGGTGCAGAAGAAAGAGGTGAGGGAAGCACTTGAGTCATTTGTAACAGAAAGATGTCCTAAAACCTAAAGAGAGTATAAAGTTTATAGATATTAGACCTAACATATGTTAGAGTGTCCTCACATTACTCCTAAAACCATGCTGAATTTAGATGAAAGATACCATTCTTACCTAGATGGCAGTAAGAAAATGAGGATTGATGGTGGTGAGGAGAGAGTTATAGCATATGGATGGAACTGTGATGGTAATGATATTACAGGACATTATGTAACAACAGAGAATTATAAGTTATTTTATAATATGGAAGGTATTTTTAAAAGTATGGAGACACTTGCTAAAGTGGCACAAGTATAGTTGACTAGTGTATTTTTTAAAATTATAATATTATTGAATTTGAATTTATTATGTTTCCACCCATATTAGTTGAGGCAATTGCTTATTTAAATCAATTGACTATTCAAGTGAGTGAATCACATGAGGATGGTAGAGTTAATAGTATTACTGATGAGCAAACTATTATTGATCTTTTGATTCAAAAGTATGGGGATAATGTAAAGAAACCACCCCCAAGATGGTGGTGGGATCTTAAATTATTTGGTTTTCCTATTAATATTAAATCATCTAATTTTAAATCAGGTGATAACTTCTCTTCTAAGTTAGCATTATTATATGCACTAACTAATATTCCAGAAGAAGAAATTAAAGCAAATACATGGAAATCATTTCAAGATAAACTAAAAGCACATAAAGGTGAAAACAATAGAGATTATTATATTATTGTTTTAAGTAAATTAGATGGAAAAGTATATCTACAATCTCTTAAATCTTTGAGGAAGATTAATTCTAATGGTAATAACTTACCATTTCAAGTTAATTGGGGTAATAATACAGAACCAGTAGAGAGAACATATTTACAAGCATATGATTTTCTGGTAGAATGTTATAAGGATTCAGTAAGAAAGAAAATATCATCGCATGATGGATTTGAGGAACTGTGAATTACATTTAGGTGATTGCCTAGAAATAATGGATACAATAGATGATAAGTCTATTGATTTTATTTGTTGCGATCTTCCTTATGGAACTACATCTATTGAATGGGATTCTGTTCTTGATTTTAATAAGATGTGGGAACAATATGGTAGAATTATTAAACCTAAAGGTGTAATGTGTTTGTTTGGTTCTCAACCATTTTCAGCACAACTTATATGTTCTAAGATTAAATGGTTTAGGTATGAATTAGTATGGAATAAGAATAAATGTGGATCACCTGGACTTGCTAAACATAGACCAATGAAAACACATGAGAATATATTAATATTTTCTAAAAAGTCTGGTGGAACATACAATCCACAAATGGAGAAGGGAGAACCATTTAAAAGGAAAAGTAAGAATCCTGAAGGTTATGTGAGTAAGAGTAATGATCATAAGTATGGATTAAAACCTGTAACTGAATTTGAGAATAAAGGTACAAGATATCCTAAGTCAATTATTAATATTTCTAGAGACTTTTCTGCTCAACAACAAGTACATCCCACACAAAAACCAGTACCATTATTAGAATGGTTAATTAAAACATATTCTAATGAAGGTGACACTGTGCTTGATAATTGTATGGGATCAGGTTCAACTGGAGTAGCAGCAGTCAAACTTAATAGAAAGTTTATAGGTATGGATAATAATAGTAAGTATTATAATATTGCAGAAGAGAGAATAAAGAATACAAGAGTTGACATTGATTGTTATTGATGTTACTATTAACATTATCAGGACATCCCCTGTGTATAAATTGCTAAATTAACTGTGACGTATTCTCATCAAGTAAAACAAGAAAAGAAATCTATAGATGCTGAAGAATTCTATAGTCAAGATGAAAATGGAAATGATACAAGTGAATGGAGGTGTCATCCTAGACAAAGGGATTATGTTAGGAGAGCAAATGATAAAGGATTTCAAAAAAGAATGTCAGTTTATCATCCAGATCACCATGAAGTTAAAGGTGTAATATGTGGATGTGATATAGTTGATAAGGTTACAGGTGAAGTATATAAAAAAGGTACAAAGATTAAGTGTGATGGTCATACAACTGCATATTATTATCATAATTTAAATACAGATTTAAAACCTACAAAATATAATATAACATATCATACTATTCATACTGAAGGTCAGTTGGATATGTCATATGATGTATATGATAATTCAGATGCAGCAGAAAAAGCAAATGATCGTTTAGATAGTGCAGCAAGATCAGTATTACATCCTAAAGGTATACATATTACTAATAAGAAAGTAAGGAGTGTTACTGCTGTAGAATATGCTGCTTGTACATTATATCCAGATAAACATTTTAGGGGATCTGGTCAAAATGCCCGTGAATGTACACTTAGGTTAGATGATGTTGCAAGTGGATTTGTATGGGTTCAAAATGTTGTTTCATCTAAGAATTTTTGTGATCAAGTTAAATTATCTGCTCCACTTCTTTGTAATTACATAGTAGCATATGAATATTATTATCTTCAGGGTGATGTTGATGCAATAGAAAGACTTAAAGAATTTATTTTAAGAGTGTCTGATGATGAAAGACTTGGAAAGTTTGAAGGTAAATATGATGCTTGTACTTTCTTTTTAAGAGAATGGACAAAACCTACTGAACAAATTATAAACTTTAAAAAGACTTTAAATATGGGTGAAGATTCTAAACGTGGTCAAGCATTTGTATTAAAAATGATTGATGAATATGTTAAGCAAACACGTAGAATTAATATGTGTTCTTCAAAAGATCTTACTAATTATTTTGATAATTGGCAAAGGAAGTTTGCTGGTGTAACACATATTTTGAATCAAATAGAAAAACCTTTAGATATAACAAAAATAGAATTTACTCAAACTAATCAACAAGATCCAGAGATGAGAGGGGTTAATCCTCTTGTTCCAATCCAATAACTGTCACACTCACCCTTGACTATTGCAGTCAGGGGTTTTATTATACTTGTACTGAGGGAAATTTATGATTAAATTACGTCCTCATCAAGAGAGGATTGTTAAGACAATGACTCATACCACTAAGGGTCAGGTCATAGTGCCTACTGGTGGTGGTAAGACAATGTGCATGATTACTGATGCACATAGACAATTTCAATATGGTAATCAAACTATTGTAGTTGTAGCACCTAGAATATTATTAGCACAACAATTATCAGGTGATTTCTTAAAGATAATTGATAATGCTAAGGTGTTGCATGTACATAGTGGAGAATCAGAGCATTTTAGTACAACTAACTCTAATAATATTAGTGAGTGGGTTGTTAACAATTGGAATGATAATAAAATAATATTTACAACATATCATTCATTACATAGAATACAACAGTCTAGTATTCCTGTAAATACAATATACTTTGATGAGGCACATAACAGTGTTCAGCAACATTTTCACATTGCTACTAGATTTTTTGCAACTACAAATAATCGTAGGTGCTTCTTCTTTACTGCTACTCCTCATCATAGCAATAATGATGAAAGAGGTATGAATAATGAAGAAGTTTATGGTAAAGTATTAGAGCAAGTACCAGCACCAGAGTTAGTAGATGCTGGTGTTATATTACCACCTAAAGTAGTAGTTAATCAATGTGAAATGATAAGAGATAGAAAGATAACTTGTGAAGATGATGCTGATAATATATTGTCTAGTATTGATTCTAATTCTGTAGATAAGATATTAATTTGTGCTAGAAGAACCTCACAAATTGTTAGGTTGTTTTCTGATAGTAAATTAGCAACAGAATTATATGGTAGAGGATATAATTGGATGTATATTACTGCTAAGACTGGTGCATTTATTAATGGAATTAAAGTAAGTAGAGTTAAATTCTTTGATACATTAAATAAATGGGGTAAAGATAATACTAGATTTGTTGTGTTACATCATAGCATATTATCTGAGGGAATAAATGTAAATGGTTTAGAGGCAGTATTATTCTTAAGATCTATGAATTATACTGCTATTAGTCAGACAATTGGTAGAGTAATTAGGACAGGAAATGTAAACAAAAGGTTTGGCATTGTGTCCATTCCAGTGTATGATAAGGTTGGTATTAGTACATCAAAAAGAGTCAATGCAGTTGTTGATACTATTTTTGATAAAGGAAAACCTGCTATTTCTATTAAATGAATCAAATTAACAAACGTTGTCTTAAAGTACTAGATACTTATTGGAATGAAAGATTATCTTATCTTGCACAATCTGATAGATTAGATGATGCTGAAGCACTCTATTCAGAGTTCAATATTGATGGTGAAAATTTAATTTATGAAGCATTTGATCGTAATGCAGACATCTTATTTCTGGAGTATCTAAATGACTTATGAACCACAAGTAGATGATTATGTAATATGGAAGAGACCAAGTGGTGACTGGGATGAGGGATGGGTTTATTTTAAAGGAGATCCAATAGATAATGATAAAAGAGTTAAAGAGGGATGGAATTCTGTTACTCAATATATTACTATTGAGACTAATGTAAGAGATAAACCTGAATGTACATATTCTTTATGGGATAAACATAAAAAGATTCATACATTATTGTTATGTAATAAACAGCAGTGGCATGAGTTAGAATATGTTAAGAATAGAAGAGTTGAGGAACATTATCAAGAATTAGCAGAAATACAGAGAGAAGATAAGAAACAAGAAGAGGATAGATTAGCAGCAATGTATAAATCACAAGATAGACCATTAGATATAGATAGTTATGGATTAATTCCAAAAAGGTATTAACATGAATCCTAATAAGATTAAGATAGCACCAGAGAGGGAATTTGAGTATGAGAAAATATCAAGAACTATTGATAAGATGGATGATATTGATGATGTTAAATTAATGCTTAAATA